CGCCGGCCGTGGGAGCCACGGCCGGCGTGCCACCGAGGGCGCTGGTGCTGGCCTGGTCCAGAATGACCGCCTTCTGATCCGGGTTGTACCGCACCGCGCAGTTGGCCCCAAGGCTCGCAATGAAAGCGGACTTGGTGAGATTGGGCGGTGGGAAGGGCGTGACCACCGAGGAGATGGTCTGCGTCGGACCTGTGCCGATCAAGCTCGAAGCGCCGCTCGCAGTGAAGGGCGGGAAAAAGACCGGGATGCCCGTCAACGAGGTGATGGTAGCCGCGGTGATCGTGGTGTAGATCGTGATCGCCGTGGTGCTCGGGATCGAGAGGATGCGGAAGATATTTCCGACCAGCACACCCGTGCCAGACAATCCCGAGGTAGAGCCGCCGAAGGTGATGAAATAGTTCGGCGGAACACCCGCTGCAGGCTGAAGCGTCAGACCGTGGGCGGCGTTGAACGTGATCGTGGCGATGTTGTTCGAGGCGGCAAAAGTCGCACCCGCACCGGCAGGAATCACGAATTGGGCAATGGTCAATTCGGACTGATAGTTCAGCCCATCGACCGGAAGTGAACCTAAGCTCATGGCGAGCGCTCCTCAGATGTTATTGAAGGTATAGCCCGTCACGCGGCCGCAGGTTTTGGGCTTGGTGAGCGCCATTTCCGCGATGGTGAGGACTACGCCTTGGTAGCCAATCTGATTGTTGGGGATCAGCGAGTGGAACCCCGAGAACGCGAAAGCCGCCTTCTCATGCACGTACAGATTGACATAGTTGGTGTTGATCACATACATCAACCCTTCCGGGCAGTACGGATCAGCGAACACCGGAACGCCTGCGACGTCGAGCGCGCGGAAAGCCGACCGCGGCCGATCGTTATCCGCATCGAACCCCTTGCCGGGCTGAATCTGATAGGACTCGGAGCCGACGAAATCTTGCGCGAGCTTGCTCCACGTGCCGAAGCCCATCACGGCAAAGGAGGGCATTTCCGCGCCCGCTTTCTGCACACCAGCGAGGTATTGCAGCACCGTCGATCGAGTGGGAGCCACCGAGCCCGCGGCGTACACCTTGGATTGGAACCAAGTGTTCGAGTTGCGGTTGATGTTACCGTAGGTAACCAGGTTGGTCCCGTCATCGATCGCACCGGGGAAGCCGATGATGTTCTGATTGTCCGTGTAGTTATTGAACAACGCATTGGACAGGAAATCGACCATGTTATTGGTCGAGTCGTTCATGCGCGCTTCGATCAGCGGAACCACCGCATGATCCATCTGCAGGGCGCCTTCCATGCCGAGGAAGAGGATGGGGGTGATCAATCCCTTTAGATTGAATTCACCGAGAGACGCGCCTTGCTGCGCGGTGGGCTGCTGGAAAGAGCCCGAGAAGTTCGTGGTCTGAGTCGTGACGAACGGCTGGCCCTGAACCGGGATCGAAATGGAGCTCACACCACCGGTCGCCGGCTGCGAGTTGGCCATCAGGGATGCGATCGTGGGAGACGCATTGTAAATTTGCACGACCATCTTCGGGATGAACGCGCGGCGAGTGACAGCGGTAAGTTCGTTTGCGATCGAACCTGCTGCTGGCACGATGCCTTGGCCTAAAACCGGCATGTTTTATTCTCCAAAAACGCGCGCACCTTACGATGCCGCAAGACCCATTAAAATCAAATTCTACGCTGCGCGAGAGCGCATGATCTCCGAAACGACCTTGTGAGCTTCGCGCTTGGCCCAATTGTTGGGGTCCTTCGCGATCTCCTTGGCGTGCTCCGGGAGCTCCAAAGTGTAACTCAGTGAATCGGGCGTCGGCTCTGCGAGCTTCGCCTCGTTGGCCATGAAATCCATGGCGGTGTCGGGATTCAAGATGCCCCGATCGGTCATGACTTTCTTCACGTCATCGACCTTGAAACCGCGGCTCTCCATCCGCTTGCAAGCCGATTCCCATTCGGCATTTGACCGGCTCACCCGCTCGCGCTCCTCGCGCTCGCGTTCCTTGTTGGCCTGCTCCTGCTTGAAAGCCTCGAAGCGCTCATCCATGTCCACATCGGGGAACTGGAGATTCGGATCGATTTTCTTGAGCAGGCGCTTGGTCTCGCGGCTCACTTCCGGAGAGCTCAAAAGCTGGTGTGCAGTGCGAGCAAGCTGCTCGCGTTGCGCTTCGGTATAGCCCTCGAGACTGGGGTTGGCCGGCATGGTCGATCTCCGCTCAGGTTACCGGCTCGCGGCGCGTGCTCGCACCGGGGCGCACGATGCCCATCGAGTTTTTCTTGATGCCGCGGTTGACGCTGGAGAAGCCTCCCAGCTCGGCCATCCGCGGAGGATTCACGATATTGCCGTTCTGCTGCGCGTTCGAGATAGGGTCTCGGCGGGCAGAGTCGGCAGTCGGACGAAACATATCGGCCATAGCAGGCTCCTTACATCGGCGGTGGCGCACCGCCACCAGGGGGACCACCAGGCGGAGGTCCGCCAGGGGTTTGACCAGGACCAGCGAGACCTTGCATGAGCTGCTTGATCTCGGCCGGCATTAATTCTTCGTTCTCGCCCCCATCATTCCCGAAGATTTTCTCCAAGGATTTGATGGCTCCCATGACCGCCTTGAACTCGGGAGTCCCCGGCTCGAAGGAACCCAACTGCTGGGTCAGGACTTTCACCGCCATGGCCACACCGACTTTTCCGCCAGCGATTTTCCCTTGCGGGGACTGCGGCGTCATCATGCCTGCGGCGTTGGGCGGAGGCGCTCCCCCGGGAGGTCCCCCAGGCGGCGCGCCACCGGGCGGGGCTCCGCCAGGAGGGGGTTGCTGCATGGGTGTGGGCATTGGCACGGGCGGAGTGTGGGCAAAAGACTTATTTTTTGTCAACTACACCCTCGGAGGATCATCCTCCGAGGGCGCTTTTAGGGTCTTATCCCCAAGCGATTACCGCTTGGATTTACGACCACGGCGCTTTCGACGCGACATGATGCTCTCCTCTTCTGGTTGTGTAGACCGACCCATTCAGTAGCCATCGCTCTCACCCCTTGCGAGATGGTGCGGTGTGGCTCTCCAAAGGGAGAGCTCAAGCCTTTTTACCTTGCTGGTGTTTCAATTGCAAGATTTTCTCATCCTGAGCGGCTTTCGCCTCGGCAGGCTCGATCTTGGTTTTGAGTTTTTTCTTGAGCAGTTGCTTCATCGGGATGTCAATGAGGTCGATCAGCTCCTCACGGTCGATCGCCTTCGCCTTGAACAGCTCAAACGCTTTCTGCTCCACCTCATCCATGAAGATAGGGCTATTGGAGTGAGCATCGACCTTGACGTTGAAGTCCTTGGTGAACTGGTCTAGCACGAACAGAAGCCCATCATCGCCTTTGTACTTGGTGGCGGAATACTTCTGCATCAATTTCAAGTCAAGAGAGGCAAGTCTCTCGAGAGAATCCTCCACGATAAGCGCGCGCTTTTTAGCTCGAGACGAACCGAGCTTGGCAAGCTGGTTGGCGTGGCCCTCGCTCCTGACACCCTTCTCTCCCCTGCCAGATAGCACATTGTTGATACCGCTGGTTTCCTCGAACATGGTGTCCATTTCGCGAATCTCCGCGAAAAGGTCCTCGGGAATCGTCGGCTGGTAGGGGTCCACCTTGGCTTGAGGATTGTCGGAGATTACCACTCCATCCGGAGTATCGAAGGCATTGGCGATCTCATCTGAGACCGCATCGAAGCCGGAGAAAGACTTGGGAGGCTGGGCCTGCCGGTCCATCATTTTACGGACCTGGTTCAAGCGCTTGTTGCGCATGGTCTGAAGCGGGATCAGACGCTCAACCTCGCTGTACCCCCAGAAATAATCCGGAGTGGGGTTCGGAGCCACCTGGGTGAAAGGATGCTCGTTTTTGATCAGCATCTTCTCAATCGGCCTATCGTAGATGACGATCGAGGGATCGGCCATCGTGACGATGATATAGTCTTTGGCTTCATTGTCGTATATATACAGCTCGTACATCTGGATCAAGGGAGTCAGGACTTTGGGCTGGTAGCGAGTCAACTGCATCAGATTGACGTCCCAGTTGCCGACGATCATCGGAGAGACGGAGCTGATCACGATATTTCCGACCTGGAGGTCCTTGGTGGTATCGAGCGCACCATTGGGAACCACGTGGCTCAAAATATCGTTGAGGCGAGGGTGCTTCGCGATCGTGAGCTCTCGCTCGAGCTCGCTTTGGGTGGTGAGGTAGCAATGCACGAAAGCCTCCTGCCGATCGAGCATTGGCACATCCTCGCGGATCACGCCAAAATTGTGAGGCTCCACCACGGAAGTTTCAGTTTGCCGTCCATTCCAGCGTGTTTTGAGGAACATGCTGCCGTAGACGAACGACCACGTGAGGGCGGTGCCGAAGATGATGTCCGTGTTGGAATCGTGCCACTCATTGTTGAGGGCCTCGTTTACCGAGGGAACCTTATCGAGCTCGGCATCTGACACGCTGGGAGGGATGGTGACCGCGAATTTCGTGGTCTCCTGCGCGTACATGAAGCTCGTCAATTGATCGATGTGCGGATAGATTTTATTGACCGCAGTGCCGGGGTCTCCATCCCAGGCGCATCCGTGCATGTAATACCGGCGCATCTCGTTATAGAACGTCTTCCTCTCATCCCGAGTCAGCAAGCATTGCTGCAAGATGTCCTCGAAAAAATTGCCCCGAGCTACAGCGTCCGAGGGAATCTTCATGACCAGGCCCCCGGCTCAGGGTTGGGAGGATTCACGAAGACGGGAGCCTTGGGCTTCATCGTCTTGACGATCGAGCTTGCGTGGTTTTCTCCAGGAGTGCCGATCAGGCTTGAGGCCGAAACTTTGCTCGCCTTCTCGCCTCGCTGGCTCCATCCCGGAGCGGAGTGCTCAATGGGAACGGTGTAGGGCGCGACTTGAACCTCTTGCCCTTGGACGTTGATCGTTCCCGGCTTACCCTTCTTCAAGGTCTCCATGACCGATTCGCCATCCTTGCCGTTTCGGATGTCGCTCAAGCCGAAGTCATTGGCCAGGCCCTGGAGCTGCTGGTCTACGAACTTAGTTTTGCCGTGCTTGATGCGCGGAGGAGTGCGGAATTCCTGCGTCACAAAGCCATCGGGGCATCCCCACAGGCATTTTTTTTCGTGGTTCTCAAAGGGACCGTGCGCGACACAGCGCAATTCAAGGGTGATGGCCATGGCGGGAAGCATGGCGAGGAGGATGCAATTTCGTCAAGTCCAGCCCCACCGGATAGAGCTTCGGGCCCAGGCGCGTCATGCGCAGGGCATACTCCGGTTGCGCCTGGTGGCGAGGGACCCCTTGCAAGGGAGTGCCATCCGGCGTGTACACCATGATGGCCCGCCCGGAGCGTCGCTCATCGGGGTCAAACCGGACCTTGCCCTCGAGCACCATTAGGATGCTCTTGGAGACCGCAGTCTGCAATCGCCTCGAGACGAATTCCATATCATAGGGCGGGATAAAGACCTGACGGAAATGTTGGCGACTGACGTTGCAAGAGTCCATAAACGCCCCGAGCGCCCCCTCCACGTCCATGAGACCGTACAGGGGATTGGTCCTGAATAGTTGGATATATCGTCGAATGTCATCCAAGGAGAGGATGCCTGGCCCGCGCGCGGGGTTGGGGTTGCGCACGTATCGCATTTGTTCATAGGGAATCCTCCTCATGGCTTGAATCCTATCTGTTTGAACAAATCTTGAACGAGCCGAGAGGTCATATTATTGGACGAAGCCTTCCTCTGCTGCGACCTGACCTGATCACGAACCTCTTCCTTCTCGTACCAATGACCCAGGATTTGAAGCTTGACCATCAGCATTTCAGACCATGCGGTCACCGCCAAGGATGCCGCGGACACCCGATCGTCCTTGGTGCGAGAGGAGGCTTCGGGAGCCGAGCCGTCCTCGCGCGTGATGCCTTTCATTTCGTTGACGAGCTCGTAGCTCACAGGCACAGCAATGCCGCGCTCGAAGTAGCTTCGATAGGTCCCCATGGCTCGCTCCTTGGAAGAGAGGGACGTCTTCCAGTGCATCGCGTTGGCCTGCCCTGAGATTTGATCCACCTGCTTGTAGAGGAAGTTCCTCATGTTGCGCAGCACGTTGAAGACGGAGACCTGATCGGAGGGGGTTTTGCGAAAAAGCGCAACCTTGCGCAGATTCCTCACCTCGTTGAAAACCGCCTCACCGGGCCCGGTGATCTCGAGGTTCACCAGGCACGGGTCATACAGGCCCGCCAGATAGCACATGGCCCACGCGCACCCATAGGTGGCAAGGTCCGCATCGCAGAATTCGGCGACCTGCACCACCTTATCCCCGTAGCAGCGCCACACTGAAATGCTGTGATTATCGTGCTGCGACGAGGAGCCGTAAGCCGGGTCGCACCCGAGCACATACTGCGTGGTGCCAAGAGGCTGAGGCCCTTCCCAGATTTTGAGCGTCGCGAGGCGCTTGTTGGACACCACCACCTGCGTGTCCCAGAAGTTAGCCAAAAATTCCATGCGGTAGTAGCTCGGCTCGTCGGCCGACTTGGTGCGCTTGATCGCATCGGATATCGAGCGGGTGCTGAAAAACTGCGTGCCGGTCGCAAGAAAGGCGTGGTTTTCGGTGGCGGGAAACTCCTGCTGCACCGTGTCGATATCGCCCGCATTGTCAGCAATCTTCCAGCGGTACCAGGCGATCTGCTCGTCATCGACTTGCACGCCATAGAGGAGCTTGACATCGCGCACCCAGGACTTTTCCTCCGGGGTCATGCGGCCGCTTTTACCCCAGAAGCTCTGCCACTCCATGCTTCCGCGCTTCAGTCGATAATTCTCGTTGGCCCAGAAGGAGACGAAGATCGGGACCTGCGTCACCGATTTCTTAGCCTCCTCCCACATGTCATAGAACAGGTTGAATCCTCTGGCGGTGGACTCCCAGTGATAGAAACGAATCGGATTAGTTTCGGCAAGCGCAGAGCGCAAGGATACTATGCCCTCCTGATCTCCCCAGGAAGACATCTCCGTAGCGTGCAGGAATGCGAGCGCAGAGGATCGCCCTAAGCTACCTGAAGATTTTTTGGCTGTGGTACCCGCCACCTTGAACTGCAAACGAGAGCCGTTTCCGAAAACCATGTGGTGACGGTTATGGCTCGTGATGTTCTGCCGCCAATGATTGGGTAAACCTCCGTGGTACATCGTCAAGCTCTGCCTGAATTGCTCTCGAGCTCCGTCCTCATGCACCACCAGGGAGCCTGAGAGAGCGTCGTTCCTGAACATCCAATAAAGGTCGAATGCAAGGCTGATCGTTGAGATACCGATCTGGCGGCATTTCAAAGTGACGAAGTTGCGCTTGCCGTCCTCGAGTCCCTTGACGATCTCTTTCATGACCCAACGCTGGGTTCCGAGCATGTTCTGCTCGGACAAATTCATGATGCCGCACTCCTTGGAATCGATGCGAAGCGCGCTACAGAATTGCATGAAATGACTTAAATCAAACTTGCTCATTGACTGGTGCCTGTCAAACGACGGCGCATTGGGTTCACGCCTGGCACGCTAGGCTGAGGTCCTAAGCTGATCGTGATGACCAAGTGAGCTTGAGGGGTAACGGGAGTATCGGGAGCGGGAGACTGGCTGACGACGGTTCCCAGAGGGGAGACCGGATCGTAGAGGTACCGCAAATCATCGACGATCAGATTGGCAGACTCGAGCACAGCCACTCCGGTTTCCACCGAGGTTCCCAGGACATTAGGGGTGAGGCTCGAGCTGATCACAAGGTCGAGAGACGAGCCTGTGGAGACCAGGGTTCCCGGAACCACCGACTGGTTGAGGACCAGGCCCGAGTTGACCCCATCGATATAACGATAGTCTGTGCCGGTGAGACCCACCACAGAGCGATCCACATCGGCGATATCTTGCGAGATGCCAATCAAATTGGGAACGAGGATTCCACCGGCTCCCAGGGAAAGGGTGATTTCTACAGCGCCTCCCGGGACCAAGGCAGTCCCTGCGGGCGGGAACTGTGCCGCAACCAAACCGTTGGCGACCGTGTTGCTCTGCGAGGTATTGATCGGCGTGCCGACGACTAACCCCGCGGCCTGGATGGCGCTCGTTGCCGAAGCCTGGCTCATCCCCACGACGTTGGGGACGTTGACGGTGGAGGGAGGGTCCTGGAAAGGCAGCGTGACATAGGCGCTGAGCTTGGTGCCATCTTGCGCCGCGGCATCGACGGAGGTGACGTTGGTGCCTGCGCCGCTGCTGGCCGTCACCTTGATGACCCCCTGGCCGGTCATGGTCACATCGGAGATCGTAGGAGACGGCGTGCCGGTACCCTGCACGTTTTTGAACCGCACCTCATCGCCCAACTGCAAATCTGGCAAGGAAGCGGCTCGGCTCGAGGGATCGCCTAAATTTTGCTGCGTGATCGCAAACGCAGATTCCCCGGTCTTTGAGGCAATGGTGGTCGTGATGGCATTGGTCTGCACACCCCCGGCCGTGGTGACATAGATCGAGACGGGCTGGGTGAGCTTCAGTCCCGAGGTGTCGAGCGTCGCCGAGGTGATCGAAGTGGTGCCTTCGGAGCTCACCGGAACGGTGAGAAGGTTTCCGCCCTGAGAGACCGTGATCGTGTTACCAGAGGCCGAGAAATTGGTCCCGGTCAGATTGAGCGCAGCCCCATCGGTCGGCGTCCCGACAGAGGTCAACGTGGGAGACGTCGAGCCGGTCGGGGTGAGCCGATCGAAGGCCACCTTGGTCGTGGCGACCGTCAGGCGGTCAAAGACAACGATCTCGCTCATGAGTAGCTCGGCGTGATCTGGTAGCCCGTGGCGAGTGTGGCTGCCTTACTGGCGTTACCCTTCCAGGAGTAGAACACCACATCGGAGGGTGTGGCAGGGTTGAGCACACTCGCATCCGCAAGCGTCTTGCTCCAGGAGAAGTTTCCGCTGCCATCGGTGGTGCCGGCGTTGCCCGAATCGAAGGCCGTGACCAGCACGCTTGTGGTGGGATAGACCACCCACGTGATCCCCGAGAGGCCCGATTGGTTGGCGCTGCCGGCGATGTTAGCGAGCTGAATCGTGAAGGACGCAACGCTTCCACGCTGAACGACGAAGCCCGAGGAGTTGGTGTTGCTCGCGCTGTCGGTAGCGAACACGAATAGGTTCGTGAACCAGCCGAAGGTGGATCCCGGGAAGGCCCCCATGGTGATGGTGGTGGAGGTCTGGGAGCTGATCGGCCAGTTGACCGCGCCGGCATCGGCAGGGTTGTTCGACGGGGAGAGCTTGACGGAGCTCCACGATGCGCCGCTCTTGGTGCCGGTCAGCACGATGCCCGTGGTGCCGTTGATGATCGGCGTCGAGCCGCTAGATATCGAGGACAACAGCACGCCAGCGCCGACTTCCTTGAACACGTTGAAAATCCAAAGTCCCGAGGAGTAGGTAGGGGTCTGCTCGTTGACGGGGTTTCCGGTAGCGCCTGCCACCGTCAAGTCCTTGGTGAGTGTCGAGAGCGACATGGATCGACCGCCAGAGGGGTCGGTCACGCGATACTGAGACGCGAATGGATTGGCCCACCCTGAAGCGCCGCTTTTGTTGGTCCACACGTTGTTCAGGAGGCTTGAGAACACCACATGCGCCATGGTGCTGGCCGCGACCGTAGTGCGGCCCCCTGTGGCAGTGATATCTCCAGGAGTCACCGGCGCATTGAAAGTATGGAACTGCTCAGGAGAGTCTACCGAAACGAGGTTGGTCGAGACGGTGGGCGGGAAAATTTCCAGCATCATCTGCATCACGACGGTGCTCGAGAGCACGGAGTTGATGCCGATATCTCCGGACATCGTGCCGTTGTACTGGCAGGTAAAGACCGCCACCGTATGCGAGCCGGTTTGCCTTTGCGTAGGCGTGTTCCAACTCTGCCCGCCTGTCTTGGCGGGGTCCATGACGATCGAGTTTGAGCCGCGCCGCGCGACGGTCAGGACGAACCAAGCCCCCGAGGGCGGGGTCACGGCATTGATCTGCGCAGCCGTGATGAACCGCTCCTGGCTATCGTATAGCGAGGTGTTGTCGGGTGGATTGGTGACGACTGCAAAAGTAGTAAAGCCACTCATGGGATACCGCTCGGCTTTTGAATGTGAGTTAGGGGATTGCCGTTGATGACTTGCAGCACGGAATTCCAGTTACCTGGATTGACGCCCGTGTTGGTTCCGGTGCCAGGGTAAGCGGGTACCGGAGGATTGGTCGCTCCGATATCCAATATGACCCATTTCATGTGGCTCTGATGCAAGACTTGATCGCACCATTGGAATACGGTCATGGGAGTGGGTGGGCCGTACTTGGCAGCCGTGATATCGGGAGCCTGAGTGTCAGAGGAGGAGCCCATCACGCCGCGAAGGTCAGGCCCCGTGAAAGAGGCGTTTGGCGTAAACCCTGGCCAGACGATCTGGCTTTGCGCCGCGCCGATCATCGCCGCTTGTCCCCATCCTAGGTGACCGGGGATGGTATCGGGACTTCCCATGATGGCGCGGTTATTAGCCGCATAGGTGGTCAGGGTCTGAGTCTGCGCCTGATTGTCCGTGAAATTGATGTTGCACATGAACAAGGTGTTGGGGAAGGCCACCTGGCACGCGCTGATCAGCCGCTCGTACTGAGTGACGATGCCGTTTCCGTTGTATGTGCTGCCCGGGTCGATCGCGATCGAGGTTTCCCCGAAGCTGATTTGCTCCACGAACGGGTCCTGATCGACGGTCAATCCGGTGGCGGGGTTCACCGCGGCCGCAAGGGCCTGGAAAACCCCGATACACCAATCCATTTCCTTCTGGTTCCAAAATGCGATCACGGTCTCGAGACCACCGTTAGCGCTCCACCAGCCGAATTTTCCGGCAGTCGGTGAGGCGCTATAGGTATTGTTATTGTAGACCTCAGAGGGCAGAAGGTCCGCATAGTCATTGCCGCTGCCGAAAATCTGCGGCATGAGCTGGATGTGCAGACGCTTGCCGGCCGCGCGCATCTTGTTGAGATCGCGGAAAATCTTCGAGAAGTCATACGGCGCGTTGCCGAAGCACCCCATCGTGTAGAACATCTCGATCCCGAGCACGTTGACACCGCTGTTTATGACGGTGTTCTGCTCTTGAATCTGATTGGTGAGGTGGCGATCGTTCGGGAAGGTGATGTTATTGCTTGCGCCGTAGTGGCCCGGGTTCCACTTCACTCCGGTGGTGGAAGGGACTTGGATGTTGACCGTGGCCTGAGTGTTTCCGGTGGAGGGGTTGATATTCCCGGAGAGCGCAGTCACAGAGACTATCGAGAGTAGTCCGCTCGAGTTGGTGAGGACCTGTCCCGCGGTCGATTGAATGAACTGAGTCCCGTTGGAGCCTGCCGGGAAGGTGAGAAATCCGTTCCCGGGAGAGGGCATGCCCTGGTTGAAGTTTGAGAACTGCCACGTCACGGTGCAGCCAGGGGAGGCGGAGCCGGCTCCGGAGAGCGTGACCGCCACGGAGATCGGCTGTCCTTCTTGGACATTCAGGCTTGTGACGCCGAGGGTGACAGTACCCGGTGCAAGCTGCTGCGAGGTGGGAACCGTGGTGACAGTGACGATCTTCGAGTAGCTCGAGGACAGGCCCGCATAGTTGTGGTTTTTGATGCGAAAGTCATAGGCGCTGTTCGGTGAGAGTCCAGTGACGACAGCGGAAACGCCCTGCCCTGCGTTATAGGGAATGAGACCAAACACAGTCCATTGCCCGAGCGTCGAAGGCGAATACTCCACCTGAGTATCGAGGATTCCCGAGTCCGGGTCCTGTCCGTTGACCCAGTTGAGCGTCACCTGGCTGACGTCTGGCACGGGAGGGGAGGTGGGAAAATCCGACGTGCCTCCCAGGGCCGGGGTCGTGGGCGGGGTCGTGTCTGGCGTGCGCGTCGCCCGCTGTCCCGCGACGATCGGGACCTTGTAAGTGGTCGCGATGATTTGCTTCATGTGAAGAGGCGATCCCACGCCGCGGCGAGCGCGAGCAGGATCAAGCTTGCGAAGCGTACCCGTGGGCGGCGCAGGACTCGCCCGCCACCGATGCCGGGAACGGTGTCGAAGTCAAACGCGCTCGTTGAAAATGAGTTTTCGTCGAACGCGGCCGCAGCGAACGAGGCCATTTATGCACCCCTCCAGAGGTCACCCACGACACCGGTGCCGATGACACCATGAGAATTCATCTGCGTGGTGTTGGCGGCGATCGGCGTGGAGCTCGCGGCCGAGAGCACGCCGGCCGCGATCTCCGTCACGGCATCGGTGGCGAGCGCCGAGGCGGTCAAGGAGTTGGCCGCGAGGTCACCGGCTGCGATCGTCGAGGGGACTTTTCCGCTGGCGACGTTGACCTGTCCAGCGGCGGTACCGACTGAGACTTTCACGCCGTTGGCCGCATCGACGGTGGGCAATCCGCCGTTGGCCGCGGCCGCGGCGTTGGGCAGCGCGGTCATGCCGGCGCGCACCGAGTCGTACAAGTCCACCGCGGTCACGATGATCTTCAGGGTGTGGGTCTCCATGTTGGCCGCACCGTTGAAGGTGATATTGCACTCGCCGGCCGCGGCGATGCAGGCGTTGGGGATATCGAAGCGGTACTGACCTGGTGCGTTGGTCGAACTGATCTCCACGAATCCGCCCGAGGAGTACGCGCCGCCCACGGTCTGAGTCGCAAGCGTGATCTGCGTCAGGGTGCCGGTCGGCGGCAGCCGATAGTAGGCGGTGAGGCTTGAGGTGTTGAAGGCGAGGCCCGTGATCGGGTCACCTGGCGCGGTGGCGGAAGCTTTCTGGACTAGCGCGAGGTCGCATACTTTTGAGGTTGCGCCGGCCGTCAAAAAGATTGTTTGAGTTGACATTAAAATCCCCCCGAATTCGGGATAGTCAGACCTGAGAGTACGCCGCCCGTGATTTGCAGGGTGACTGCAAGCTGGGAGCAGTTGGAAGTGGTGGTATCGCTCATGCCGGTCACGGTGTCATTGGCTTGAGCGGCGGTGGTGGCGGTGCCTTGCAGCCATATCTCCCCTGCCAGGAGGATGCCGGAGCCGCCGTTATTGAAGAACGTGAACAGCGGGTGCGTGCCATCGGTGTTGGTGAAATTGGAGCTCGCGGCGATGGCGGTGGCGCTTGTTGAGGTCGAGACGTTGCGATTGGCGACGCGGATGACCAACAGATTGTTGACGCTCGGGGTGATCGCGCAAAACTGCGTGACGGTCGAGGTGGCGGTCAAATTTCCGGACGTGGCTACCGAGTCCTTGACGATGGAGCCGATGCCGGTCCATGTCGCTCCCGACAGCCGCAGCACGAAACACTGCGCGACATAGGTTCCCGCGGAGGTGATCGAGGGAGCGGCTTCGGAGGGACCTGCGATTTTGGCGAGGAGGATCGAACGCGTATCGTTGCCGGTCCCTTGCTTGAGTGTGGTATAGCCTGCCGGGGTAGCCGAGTAAGTTGCGCCGAGGGTGCGCGCGCCGGCCATCAAGCAGAGGAGGTCGGTGTTTCCGCCCTGTGTCGTGGGAGGGGTAGGACTTAGGGTGGCTCCCGCGTTGGTCGTGACGCCGGTCCCGCACAGGAGTGAAACTGAGATAGCCATGGCCGGCGAGACTAGCCTTGCAAGCGTAATACCCGCAAGGGCCGAGAAGTTTCGGCCCCTGCGGGGTGCAGCCCCCTCGGGGGGGTCTCTTAGGAGACGGTGGCGGTGAGATCGGTCACGGCGGCGGCGGGGTCTGCCCCTGCGATCGTGACGATGGCATCGTTTGAGGGATCGGAGACGAAGCCATCCTTGGTGAAGGTTTCGACGGTGTAGTCGTCATTGCCGGTGAGCGGCGATGAATCGACGAACTGGACGGTCGCGCCCGAAGGAACGGCCTGGTCGATCTGCGTGCCATTGCGGAAGAGTGCAATGTGATCGATATCGGTGAGAGCGAGTGAAGCGCCGCTTTTGCGGGTGGTGGGAACGGTAGCGGTCAGCGTGACTTTGGACACGGAGGACTCCTCGATGGTGATGGAAGTGATACCTAAAAACGCGGCTACTGGAGCGCGGTCATGGTGATGGCGATGCCATCGATGAGCCCTCACGTAGCGCTTGAACCAACGGTGTAGGTTAGTCATGGCGCGCGCACTCTATCGAAGCTTCGCGCCCTTGCGCAAGTTACAAATGGGATGGGTCAACTGAAGGTTCCCTTCTGTGTGGAGCCCGCCTTTGCTCACTGGGATGCGATGGTCCACGTGCCAATACGCTCGCACGCCCCCGAGCGCAAGCCCGCACAGCGCGCACGCGCCAGCCTGTTTACGGTACATCGTCTCCAGTATCGAGTTTGATACGGGTCGTACCCTAGCACCCCGTCTTTTTGCTGAGTCATGTGACCGTTTGACTCTCAAGCACTCGCGGCAGCG